AGAGATTTCTTGCGGTTCAATTCCACATCCGCGGTGATGACGTTAACTTCGGCGCGCGTCATACCGCGATTCCGCGCTTCTTCGTACACGTCGTCCATTGTCAAGGCAGTCATATCACGGTCCTTTCACGTTGCTATCCATCGGCTTCCCCGCGCGCGTCAGGCCGGGACGCATGCCTCCGGTCGGATTCCGTCTCGTGCGAGCGCGAGCGCGAGCCAGGCCCTGCATCGCCCGCGCCTTGCCCGTGCGCTCGTCGAACTCCCGCAGCGCCTCGCCGGCGAGAACCTCGCGCCAGCCGATCATGCCGGCGCCGAGCGTTTGCGGCTCCTGCCCCACGCGCGTGAACTTCCATCGATCCGGCTCGTCGAGCGCGGCCATCTCGAGCACGAAGTCGAGTTCGGGGACGGTGTAGTCCGGCAGCGGCTTGCCGAACGGACCGCCCGCGACGTGCTCACCCAGGATTCGGCTGGCCATCCACAGCTTGCGCGCCAGCGGGTCGTCCGTCGGGATTCCGTCCCGCTCGAAATCGGGCAATCTCCGTCTCGAACAAGATCCATACCGCCTCCACGTCGTCCTCGTGTTCCGGCGGGAACTTCTCCCAGTCCACCTTCGGAGGGGTCGCAGGATCGATCGCGGCCATGTCGTCAGCGCCGTACGGCCACCCGCAGGTCGCCTTTTCCAGGTAGAGTTCGAACGTGGCGCAGGCCCGCGAAAAGTTCCACGACGCGTTGTCCACAAGGCCGAGTTGCTCGTTCGCGATGCCTTCGGGGTACGCCTTGCGGCGTATGTCGGCGGCGCGGCCGTTGATCTCGAACCGACGGCGGATTCCAGGTACCCTGAAGGTGTACGTCTGGCCTGCGTAGTCGACGTCGATCGACTTCCTGAGAGCATCGGACAAGCGCGTTCTCCTGTTCGGTTCGGAGACACGCTAAACTGTCCTTCCTACGGAAGCAACCGCATACTACCCGTTCAGGCCGAGCGCGTTCGATATGCCGGTTCCGACGGCCAACCCCGACGAGTTCACCGTGAGCGCGTTGTTGCCGTCGTCGAGCAGGCTGTTGCCGTCCGGGTCGATCACGTCGAGCGCGAGGAACGAATAGTTGTCCCGCACCGGTGCGTTGGCCGGGATACTCTCGCCGAAGTTGGAGCACTTCGCGCCGACGTAGGTGAACACGGCCATGCCGGTCAGACCGTCGAACACCACCATGTCGTACTGCTTGCCCGCGAGCAGGTAGGACAGGTTCTGTCCGTTCTGGAGCAGCGCCTGCCCCGCCTTGGTCAACGCGAACTGATCGAGCGTGAAGGCGGGCGAGAAGCGCAACTGCTGAACTTCCTGCGGCTTGCCCGATCCGATCCCGTAGAACTGCTCGCCGCCCATGGCGATCTGGTGCCCGGCGGTCTGCGCGAACGCGATCGGCTCGTCGCCGAGCAGAATCTCGACCGAGTTGCCGTTCCGGACGTTCAATGCCTGCTGTGTAGGATTAAATCCCGGCACCGTACGCTCCTGTTAGGGTATTAGTCACGCGCCTGCGCTCGTCACGGATATCGTGAAGTTCAAAGGCTGAACACTGGCGAAGCAGGTTATGTAGCGGTTCTGCGAGACCAGCGTCGCGTTGAACGTGATCGACGCCAACTGCTGCTGGCCGTTGAACGTCAGCACAATGTTCGACCACGACGGCGTCGTCGCTCCCGCCGCCAGTACGCCGTTCGATCCCGCGCCAGTATAGATCAGCGCGTTGAGCGCTTTCTTCAGCGCGTTGGTGATGTTGGCTTCGACGATCGGCGCGGCGATGCTGCCGACGTAAGGCTGCACCGCGTTCACCACCGAATAGGCCAGCCAGTAGCGGCACGCGACCTGCTGGCTCGACGTGTTCTCGACGTTGTCGTCGACCTGCCAGGTGGTGACGTCGGACAGGATCGTCGGGATGCCTGTGTTCTGAGGCGTCCACACGGCCATGACGCCGGCGTTCTGCAACTGCACGAGTTGGCTGTCTGTCAACTGCGTGCCCGCGTTTGCGTTCTCGATCCCGGTCGCGTTCAGCGGCTTGTTCGTCAGCGGCGTGGCCACCGGATTGCCGGTCGCCATGCCCGCGGCCATGGCGGCGGCGTACAAGCCCCCGTACAGCGTGTTCTGTCCGGTCGACTGGTTCGTCACGTAGACGCCCGGATACAGGTAGTTCATACCCAGGCTGTCGAGTCCAACCGCGTTGACGATCGTCTGCGACACCGAATCGCCGATCGATGAGCCGGTGAAGCCGCGACGCCAGCGACCGTAAGGCGCGCTCGACGCGATCGCGACATGCGACGCCAGCAAAGACTGCACCGCCGGCGCGTTGCTGTCGCAAAACACGGTCCAGGCGGACGTGGCGAGGCCCGCGGTCAAAGCGCTCGCGTAGTCCTGGGTCGTTGGAGGGATACCCCTTGCGCCGGAGAAGAACGTAGCGACCCCTGTCGCGGGTAGGTTCGCCGCCGTGTCCGCGATCCCGCTCACGACAGCGGTGGCAATCCCCTGCGCGAACTGGTTAACCCAGAATCCGATGTCCTGAAGGTAGGCCCGCACGTAGACCTGCTGGAGCACGCCGCCACTCACGGCAGGGAGCGCCACCGAACCGGTCACGGTCAGCGAACTCGCCGGCAATTGGCCGCCGGTCGACGACAGGCTCTCCGCGAAGTAGTAGCCGGTGCCGTTGAGGTACTCGACGAGTTGCGCGACGGTCGTATAGGCGCCCGACACGGTCGATATAGTGAACGTGTCGGCAGCGCTCTCGCCGCTGACCGAGAACGACCCGGACGTGACCGTATAGGACGCGGCCACGCCACTGACCGCGCCGGAATAGGCCAACTGGAACGGGACGGTCAGGTTGTCGCCGACGAACTGCGCGCCGCCGTAGTTGTCGGTCAAGGTCAACTTCAGGCCCGCGACCGATCCCGCCGACACCTGCCCCGTCAACTGGTTCGACGGCGGCCCGTAAAGCGTCGAGGTCAGCAGCGTCTGCGTCGTGCCGCTGTTCGGCCCGAGCGAAAGGTTCGACTGCGTGTTCTCGGACGGATCGATCAGGGTGACGAGTTGCGCCCCGGCCAGCAGCGGCGACGGGTTGGCCAGGAACGGCACGAAAGCCGCGCCGGGAGCGCCGCGAAACGCACGCAGAAGGTCGCCGGGATTGGTGAACGTCACCGCGGTCTTCGGCTTGGGCCCCCACGCGTAGGCGACCAGCAGCAGCGGCGGCGTCGTCGGGGGATTGTTCGGCGTCGCCGCGACGACGGAATCCGCGTAATAGGCGCCGGGGAGCCCGACGTACGCGCCGTTGAAAGTGATTCCCATTTGTGGCACGTCAGGCCTCCATCGCGCTGTGGACGGACAGCCACTGTCCAGCCTGATAAGAGGCTAGTAGCCTGATACAAAATGCTTTATACCAGACGACGAACGGCGCCGCCCTGCCAGGGGCAACGCCGCTCTGACCTGATCGCATCTGGAGGTAACGACCATGGCTAGACGCAAATTGGCTGATGCTCCTGCCTTGACGCAAGAGCGCCTGCGTAAACTTCTTTCCTACGATCCTGGAACCGGCCATTTCTGGCGGTACAAAGCAGTCGGTGCGTCCGATATTTCCAAGCCAGCAGGCGAGCGACACAGCGAAGGTTACGTTCAGGTTACTGTTGACTGCGTACGGTATCATGCGCACCGACTGGCGTGGTTCTACGTACATGGTCACTGGCCTACTGCACAAATCGACCACATCAACGGGATTCGAAACGACAATCGAATCGCAAACCTGCGCGAAGCCACCAACACCGAAAACTGTCGCCACGGAGGACTCCCTCGACACAATACGTCGGGGTTCAAGGGCGCCATCAAATGGCGTGGTAGATGGGCAGCCCGGATAAAAGTGAACAAGAAAGTCATCCATCTTGGGATGTTCGATACTCCTGAACAGGCGCACGAGGCATACTGTAAGGCAGCGCAAGAGAAGCACGGCGAATTCTGGAATCCGGGGGACGAGCCTTCGCACAGACGAAAAATAGGATGAGTTCACGGATTCCACCCTATCTCGTGCCGAGGACAGAAGGATGCGCCGGCTCGTCGCGGTATCCGTCGATCAGGGCGGACCACTCCGCGAGCGTGTGCCGTTCGCGACCGTGCATGCGGCCGATCCAGCGCAGCCATATCTCGTCCGCGTGTCCCGGTCCCGCGACGCCGAGTACCTGGCCAGAGGCCGGATCGCGCCGAAGCGGAGGCCGAAGGGTAGCCGCGAACGCCTGGAACGGCACCGGCGGCTCGATGCTCCGCGTCTCGGTCGGCGTTTCGGGATCGATCGGTGCGATGTAGTCGACGGTGTCGCTCAAGACGGGCTCTCCGAGATCGTCCGAAGGCTACCGCCCGCGACGATTTCGGATCATGGCGAAGGTGGGATTTGCATGGGAACCTGCACGCTTTCCGAACCGCCGTACGAGTGCGCGTCGAGGACGACATCGATCCCGAGGATCGGCAGGTAGTTCGTCGTCACCGTGGCCGAGAATACGCCGTCGAGTTCCAGCATCAGGTCGGCGTAATAGAATCCAGGCGTGTGACCTTCCCACTCCTTGGCGTCGGTGCCGGACACGGCCTGGTACGAGTGCGACACGTTCTGGCCGATCGGCGCGAACACGGTCGCCTTCAGCACGCGGAACAGGATCAGGAGGGAATCGCGATAGAAGTCGCGCTCCTCGGCGTCCTGGGAGAAGATCGAGACGCGATAGACGCGCTTGGCGTTGGACCACAGGGTCCATTGGTTGTCCTGGTTCGGATTGACGACATCCTCGCCGATGCCCACCTCGGTCTGCTGGATCAGTTCCAGGTTGACGACGATGAACGGCATCGCCTGCCAGCCTTGTTGCGGCATCTTCACGGTAACCTGCGCCGGAATGCCGCCGTTCGGCGGCAGGAAGCCGGGAGGAAACACCATGTTGTTGACGCAGGCCTGAAGCGACCGGACCATGAGGTTCGTCAGATAGTCGGGCTGCGTCACGACCGTGCTGGCCGGTGTCAACGGACCGACTTCCGTCGTGCCGGTCGCGTCGGTCACCTGCCAGACGTACGACGTGAAGGGGTCAAGCGGTCCCGGTAAACTGTCGCCGGCGTCCACGTAGGCCGATACCAGCGGCCCCGAGTAGACGGTCGTCCACGGTCCCGGGCCGAGCGGTCCGGACACGGCGCGCGAGATCGACACGGTCGTCACGTCGTTTGTCGGATTCAAGTACCCAGGCATCTCCAGCCTGGCCATGCCGCCAACGGGAACCAAAAACAGTTTGACGTCGGGTCCGCTCACGAACCGCGCCTGACCATTTCGGACGCCATCGCCGCGAGTGTCGCTGACGGGCTATAAGCCATCATGGGCGGGATAATCCAACTGTTCGGCGGCGAGTTCGGCCCGATCGACGCGTAGCCAGTCATCGATCGCGTGCGGATCTGCGACCACACCTTGGCCCGGATACCGTTCGGGCCGCCGCCGATGCGCCCCGGCAGACCGGTCGTGCGGTGCATCGGATAGACGCCAGGGCTGAGTTTCGTCTTGAGGTCCACGGCCGCATGTCCGTGCTCGATCATCGCTGCTTCTGGGGCGATCGACGAATCGGCGATCACGCCGACGGCGATGCCGTCCTCCCATCTCACCTGAAGAGACCGCGCGTACCTGCCCGTCGGCGCGACGATCATGCGGCCGTTAAGCGCGGTCTTTCCGAGCGCGAAGTCGAGCCATTTCTGGTAGATCGCCAGCGTGATTCGGTTGACCTCCTGTGGCGGCATGTTCGTCAGGATCACGTGATAGTCGCCGACATAGATGCTGGTGCTGCCTTGGAAACCGCTCATCCGATGCTTCCCGTCGAGAAGACCTGCGACGAGAACGACCGGCCGCCGATCGAGATGCTGCCCGCCGCCTGCGGTCCTTGCCCGCGCTGCCGGGTCCAGAAGTCGAACGCCTGCAACTTGAACCGCCGCGGCTCGGTCACGGTGCCGGCGCCGAAGGGTCGCACGTGCGGCAGGCCGCCGGCGGGACGGAAGGCCACGTACATCGGCGCCGCCTGGAACTCCACCATGTACGCCGTGCCGCTGGGGTATATCGACGGGTCGATCGTCACCTGTGCGCCGTTCACCGCGTAGTTCGCGACCTGTTCGACCTCAAGCGTCGCGGGATTCCATACCGTCACCGCGCCGGTCGAGGCGACCTGAAGGTTCTGCTGATACGGTAGGTACGTGATGCCGCCGACCTGCAACTTGGCCGTGAAGCGCGACAGCATGTCCACCGGCACGAAGATGTCCTCGAAGGAGGCGTCCTTCCATGCCTGCGTCGGCTGCTGCGGATCGCCCTGCGCGAGGTAGGGGTTGGAGAACGGGATCGTCAGCGACGGCTCGGACAACTGCACGGTGCCGTAGGACTGGTCCACGCGCGTGCCGGGTTCGTCCGGCGTCGGCGACATCTCGACGAACTTGACCCACATGACCATTGGAACGCTCGGCGCGTCCCAGTAGGCGCCGAGACCGAAGCAGGTCTTGCAGGAGCGCGACGCCGAACCCGGCAGCGGCAGCATTCCGTTCGCACCCGCGCCGGCGAACGTGCAAGGGCAGGCGTGACCCTTCAACCACGAGACGCGCGCGCCGATCCGTGCGATCATGGCGTCGAAGCGCCAACTCTGCATCGCGGTCGCGGCGCCGCCCGCGAAGGTCGAGGGAAGCGTGATGCTCACGTCACAACTGTCCCATCGCGAAGCCGCCGCACTTGGCTTTTGCTTGTTTTAATAGCAACTTAACAATATCGTTCTGCTGTTGAATCTGAGCGAAAAAAGGACCTTTTTCCGAGAATTTTATCCGCTGCGCCAGACCGTCGGCGGTCGTCTGCACCTCGATCGCACCCATGTTGAGCGACGTCTGGATCGCCGCGAAAGTCGTCGCCGCGGCCTGGGCGAGCACCAACTGCCGCATGAAGCGCCAGTCGCTCTGATAGTCTGCCGCCGTCAGGCCCGCCGTGTACTGGAACCACAGCCCCTGCGGTATCACCTCGGTGAAGCCGGCGAACCCAAGCTGCATCTGGAACAGCGGCAGGAGTTGGATGCTCGTCGCGGGCACGAAGCGCACGAGGCCGCGATTCTGGTCCTCGACGATCCATGTGTTGGGCATCCGGAAGAACTCGTTCAGCAGCGGGTAGATGAACGCGACGTTCTTCATACCTGTCGTGTTTGTGCTCTCGATCGCCGTCGGGTCATAGTATGAGACGCTCTTCACCGGACGGCACCGCAGCCGGACGTAGCCCCAGCCGCTGTCGCGCCAGCGGTCGGCGAAGAAGTCGTAGCCCGCCTCCTCGTAATCGAAGTCGATCCCAGGTTGCTGGAAGTTGTTCTGGGTACCCAGGTTCAGCGCCTGCCTCTGCGCGATCGTCTTCGCGGCGGGAGCGGCCACCCAGGTCTGGCACAGCCGCACGTTGGTGATGCTCTCGACCTCGTCCTCGGCGTAGCGGATCCACTCCGTGATCGTCGCGTCGTCCACCGGCACCGGAGGCGGCCCGAAGTTGACGATCGGCACCTGCATGTAATTCTTCAGGTCGGCCGGGAGCAGGCCGGTCTTGGTCGGCGCCCCTTTGATCGTGGGGAAGGAGACCACCTGCGCCGGCTGGTCCAGCACAGGCGCTGTCCACGTCCACAAGGCGGTCGTAGGGACCGGCGTACCGGAGTTCGTGGCGTTGGTCTCGCTCACGGGGTTTCTCTCATCGACGAGCCTTCCGCGCCGGATAGCGCGTAATCGGTGGCGTCGCAGGTTTCGCCTGCTCGCGCAATTCGCTTTCCTGAAGGATCGGGCCTACATCATAGGGTTCAACGAAAGTTGGCTCGCTGAAGTCGTGCCCGTTCGTATCCACCGCGTCAGGTAAGCCGCCGGTAGCGACCTCGAGCCGCACGAAGCGGTGCCCCTTCAGCGCCTCGACCTGGTTGGCCGTCAACTCGCCGGTCACGTAGTCGAGGCCCGGCACGAGCCTGAACGGCACGCCGTGCAGTTCCGCGCTCACGGCCTTGCGCGCGCGCCACTCGCGCCAGAGATGAGAATCGCGTCGGAGGATCGCGGTGAACGTCATGCGCGACAGGATAGCACCGACTCGCGCCGATGCGAACCGCGAACTACGCGGTCGGCTTGCGACCTTGCATGTTTTCCATGTGCGGTTATATACCTAATCTCAACGCAAATGTAAATACCTAATTTCAATGCACTGAACAGAATCAAAAATCCCGGCTTGCGCCGGGATTTTAGCGAGCAATTTCAACGCTCAGACGTTCGCGCCGAGCGGAT